CATCCTCACCAGATGCTATTGATACATAGTCTATATCAAATGTCACATCACCTGATGTTGATACTGCCGAATAATAGATGTATGCAGACATTGCTACACTACAATCTACATCAGCAGGAATATATATATTCGCGCAAGCATTTTCATCACTACTTGCATCAAATGATATTGCCGTTGGAATTGTACCGCCTACAAGCACCTCAGTAGAGGTAGGTTGTAGGTTAAAATGACCCGCCGGTATCCATAGTGTGCCAGTGGCTCTATCAAGAAGCCGGACGAGATCACCTTGGCTCATTCCCCGTGGATTGATTTTAGCCATTGTGTTATTCTCCTATTAAAAGCCCTATGTAAAGTACCGTAGTGACGGTTTACGTTTACGACGGGATCTTTTCTTTTTCTTTTTACCCTTAGAGCCACCCTTCTTATCTCCTGCCATAGACATTGCTATCGCTACAGCTTGATCTTGAGAATAGCCCTCTTTTTTAAGTTTTCTAATTTTTGCGCCGACATCCACTACTATCCCTTGGCCGGCTTTGGCATCTGACCCTGTGCCTGCTGCATCATCATCTGAGCCATCTTTTCCTCTTCTATCGTCTGCTTGATGTCATCAGCCGATTCAATGTCCGACAACTCCAGCCACAACGGGAATAGCGATTGAAATCCCATCTGAATCATCTGGCCTACCTGCTCCGCCTTCATCGCCCGCATTGTGGGTGAGTTCATTCCGTCATCCAACTCAACATCAAAATTGGTGTTGGTGAAATTGCTCAGGAAACGGTTGATTACCGCCTGCTCCGGCTGGTCCTCTTCCTTTATCTGATAACCCAAAATGCGATTGATCTTTTCCGGCGTCCAGAACTGCTGCATATTGCGAATACATAACTCTAACACCTGACGCTTGGTTTTATCCAAATTATCCATCTGCTCCTCTAGCGTCAGCATTCCCTGACGAATTCGTGTCTGAGCTGCAAAACCGGACTCCTTGGAAGAAGTGGCTTTGCCCATCAATGGATCTGTGGCGCCAGAGATCTCCTTGGCATCAATGGCCGCCCGCTCTTCCATCGCTGCCGCCGTGGAAACCAACGACAGATGTGAAGTAGACCACTGCTGCATAAAATCGGAAATACGCTTTCCCTTCATCCCCGGGATGCCGACCCATTCCCCAGCCGATGACGCTTTATTCATCTGATCTGGTGAAATAGTGCCTTCAATAAAAACACCGCCGCCCCGAGGTGTGCGGTTTAAGATGTCCAGCGCCTGTGACCGTCGTTTGTTCTTCTCACGCTGAGGATCCTTCATATTTTCCACCAGCCCGAAAGTTTCCATAATGCCACCGACATCCTCAAAATAATAGAAATACGGCACCAGAGGAAACTGATTGTGCGAATATGGATTGGTCTGCCGATCTATCAACAAACGCCCACCACTGAAAACAGTCACATAAGTCTTGGGCACTGAACGTGCCAGAATGTTAAAATCAATCCGTGGAATCGGCTCGCGCTCAATCGCCTCCATCTTGGCCTCCGCCATACGATACCTGGCAATAGCCTCTTCCGCCTTACGCTTGGAATCGTAACCAGTGTCAGACATCTTGTTAGTCTGCTGATTAACCAGATAATACTCCGTCTCCCAATCACGCTCCCATAACTCTACTACCCGTGCCCGCTTCTTGATCTTGTCAATATAAGTCGCCTCGTTAATGAACGAACCGGTAGTATAACGCGAACCGTACTCTACATCTATATCAGACTCTTCCGGCGGCGTGGTGTCAAGATCAGTTGCCATTATATCTTCAATCTTGGTCAAGTCCGACAATTCATCAGGATAAAGACTCTTTAACTTGGATAAGGTTAACCACTTGGTCCGCGCCAAACGCGACCATTGCGAAGTGTCCGGCGAATCAGCCTCGGGATCTATCAAAACGTGCGCCCACGACTCACGCTTAACAAAAATCTCACCGGTAAACTCTAGCCCCGGCTCCACATAAATATCAACCCAGCCACGTCCAGTAATAACACCGTCCTTGTGTATGCGGGAAAAAACATTCTGCATCTGCTTGCCACGATCAAGATAAAAAAGCAGTGACGTGATTAACTCCGCCTCTTCATCATCACTGAACTCTACTGGACGAGCCTTCCACCTGGTACGCTGCTGACGCTCTATTCCTACCACCAGATTGACCTTGGGCTTGATAATGTTTAACTGCAACGGCGGACGATTCTCATTACGCAACTTATCTAAATCATCGTTCGACCACTGACCCTCACCAAAACTGCCGGTGTAAAAACGCGACGCCTCTTTGGCAGATTCAATAAAATCCTTTTCCGCTGAAAACATTGCGTCAAAAACTTCGTGCAATACCTGTAATGTGTCAAAATCGCTCATATACCCATCCAACTATTGTCGCCCTTACCCCGCATCGCTAACCTGTACCAGTCCACACCCCAGTCAACTTGCTTTTTCACTGGCCTGGCATCTTCAACGTAATGCACCAAATACCGCAAGCAATCCATCGCGTGATCATTAACCTTGACCGCCTCTTCAAATAACGGCCTGTCACCGTGACCGTACCGCAATTCCTTCCACTTAAAATCAATTATCTCCTCACGCAATGGCTCCATCTGAGGTACATTGAAAAAAACTAACCTGGCATAACCGTCATCCGCAGGACTTAAATAACGCCCCACACGATCATACCCCGCCCGCTTATCATTCTTGGCCGGCTCCCAGTAAATACCGTAATCACCCCACTCATCAGCAATCGTCATACCGTCACGCTCAGTACGCATAATCGACGGATCTGCTAAAAATGTGTAACGCACATCCTTGCGCAACCTGTCCTTAACCATTACCGCTAACTCAGCAATCGGAGTCTCAACTTCGTAAATCAAATTGTAAATGAAAATCTTGCCCTCATCATCCGTGGCTGCAAATATAATTGCCGAAGGATTCTTGTAACCGTAATCATATACCACATAATGATTGTACCACGCCGGAATGTTCCACGGCTTTATGAAATGTACCTTCTCATCAAACATCGGATAAACTAATCCGGCAAAATCATCCCAATTACAGTAAACATACCGCTTTACCCACGCAGCGGGCATACTCAATAACTCAGTAATGTAATCGGCAGGCAAATAAGGATTGTCAGAATACGCCCGCACCTCCGCCTCAGTAACTGGAGCCTCAACACCCGGCGACCAAGTACGAGTCTCTATTAAACGGTACTTCTTCGGCACTCGATTACCATCCTTCTTCCAACGCTGCCATACCCAATTGTGTCCCGCAGGATTACAGGTGTGAAACGAACAACGCATACTACCCTTGCGACGCAACTGACCCGCCGCCGCAATAAATGTGTTCTCAGGCACCTCCTCTAACTGATCAAATGCGAAAAAACCCAGGTTCAATGACTTGATCCTCTGTATCGCATCACGCGAATCATCTAATGCCATATAAATAATCCGCGACCCATTCTTGAACTCAATCAAATGATCCACAGGCCGATGACGCCTTATCGTGTCACCAGCTATATCTAATAACTGCAATAACGTGGACTTCTTGAACGCATCTAATACCTTTCGACCCATTAACCCTAAATTGCCCTTGATCTCTACCGACTGCTTTATCGCCTCTACACACATCGCATCAGTCTTACCAGTACCAAGACTGCCCGCCATTAAATGATGCTTCGTGTAACCAGTATACAAATGATACTCCTCCTGATGCGATAAAGGCTCGCTGGGCGAGCCGTCCTCATCAGTGTAACCACAGTAAATATCGCCGGTCATCTGCTCCCTGTCAATACGTAACAACTATTCTGACCCACTACGCTTCCGCCCAATCTCCTAGAAATAAAGCGTCTACCTGACTGGTAGATACATCTAAAACTTCCATCGCACTTATATATACCTCCGGCGGGATGTAATCAGTAGCACCCTCAGAATGCAATACGGTAAATAATAAATTGAGACTGGACATTATTTCACCAATAAGATCCACTACCTCCATACGCATATCAGCCGTCACTACCCTTTAACTCCTTCTCACGCTCGGCAATTACCTTCGCCCTTTCCTTTATCGGCGTACCAGCTACCATTACGTTTACCTGCGTCTGCTGAACACCACCACGCTCACGATACCTGTCAGGCGCTAATGCCTTTAACTGAAACGCACGCTCAGAAAAATTCTTGTCCACTAACGCATTGCGGAAACTTACCCGCTCTAAATCCTCCAATCGCTCCGAATCGTGATGACCCTGTATCTGCTGCACCGCATACTTGAACATCGGCTCCTTGTTCATCACGTTGACAACACTGCGCGGATGAATACCAAACTCGTCAGCCGCCGTAGCTAAAAAACCACCACTATGATTCAAAATGCTCAAAAATTCCGCATACTTCGACGGCGGTAACTTGGACCGCTTTGACTCCTTACGTACCGTCGTCTTGAACCATTCATCATATAAAACAGACTGGCCCTGTGATGGATTGGATCGCGTAATAGACGTATTCACTTATGAGAATATACAACTTTTTGTACTGCAAATTCAAACAAAATTGCGATGCCAAAAAAAGTACGCTGGGAGTAAAAGCGATACATAGGGGGCGGGCGGGCGGCATACCCCTCCCCACCACGCGGTACAGTGAAAACGGCGGCGGGAGCTGGTAGAGATCTTCGAAACGTGGGTTGTTTGCTCTTATGGGTACTGAACAGCTGACCGCAATTTTGTACCTTTTTTGTACTGGCCAGCTAATTTTAGGCAGTGCGGCGGCGGCGATCGCTACGCGTGCGCAGTTCGCACATATTTTACCGCTTGTTAACAATTTCCGGGCAGTTCGCTTCTCGCTATGTCACAAAACCGCTCACACTTTTTGATAATGAAAAATAATCCTTGGACATACAATAAACTGTATATAATTTATAGACGCACTGTTAATTAAATGAAGGGAGCAAATAAGATGAACACTTTAATAATAATAACTGCCGGTCTTGGGGTTGCGCTATGCTCAATATGTAATAGTGTCCCAATGGAATTTAGCATCTTCTGGACATTTTGTTTCGCGTGTGCTATTAAATACGGTTTCAGTAAATAAACAAAAGGAGCAAATAAGATGAAAACACTAAAAGAAAAAGATCCAACCTGCGCCGAAGAAATAATGAAACACTACAGCAGCCAAATGGAAGATATACAACTGCTCTTTGGTTCTCACCACTTCCCAGAAGACCGGGCCAAAGTGATCGAACAGTTAGTGGACGTAGGTCAAGAACTGGAAGCGGATGCAACGCAAGAACAAATAGAAGAAGC